TAAAAAAAAAAAAAAAAACATGGGTGGTGCTCAGACACGTAATATTACAGACACAACTATAGAATCTTTTATTAACATTGCCAACGAAACTGTACAAAAAGCTGTTATCAATGCAAATATCATTCAAATTATTGATGTGGGTGGAGTCGAGGGCAATGTAGTTATAACAGATACAGCACAGACTGCAACTATGGTAATAGAGCTGGATGCAGTTTTTAGTGCGTTCACAAGTACTGAGGCTCAGCAAACTTTAATGCGTGAAGTTACTCAAGAAGCAGTTAGTGCCCTGGAGGGCATTAATGTTTTGCAGTTTGTGGATGCCGAGAACCGCTTGGAGTCTTACATGGCCGCAGTGATGGACATTTCCACGCGCACAGAACAATTGTGTGATACGGATGCTACCATTGAACAAACGGTAACCGTTAAACAAGTAGGTGAAAATGTGATTATCGACAACTTTAACCAAGTCGCCGATATGACCGTCGCTATGGATTGTGTAGCCGATGCTGTGTCCAATAATAAGGCCGTTCAAGACATGCAAGAAATGATTGATCAGAGTGCCGAAGCCACGGCCGAAGGGTTCCATCTGTGGGAGCTGGCCTTGTTAGCTTTGATTGGTCTCCTGGCCATCCTGTTACCCATTGTGATCCCATTGGCTATGGGCATGAACGCCTTGATGAAAATAATTTATTGGATTTTGGCTGCCGGATTTATAGGTGCGGGTATAGCTATGGTGATCATTGCTAATGAAAAGAGGGAAACTAAGGTCTGGTCGACTGGGTATGTACTCCGGGGTGTTGAGGATTTTTGTGGGGGTGTTGTGGTGGAAAGTGATGTAAGTGTTGCCACCCACACTGCCGCGGTCACAACGGTGGAGGCTAGGGACGACATTGATGGTTATACGTTTAGAGCCTTAGAAACTGGTCAAGATGGTTTGCCGGTGTACGTTGATGGTAAAGGTGTCCCGCGTGAGGGTGGGCCAGTTGTGTCTTATTTCCGCAACTTCACAAGTGATACCTGCCCACCATTAATTGAAAGTCAAACTAACCAAAAAACCAATGCGGATCTCTGGCGACGTCCCGAATTTGCCGTGGGAATTTTGACAACGGAAGAGCCTACACCGGTCATGGATGATCCCAGAGAAGGAGACGTCTTTATTGATAGCTCCACCATGAACTATTTCATTAGAACCAGTACTGGGGGTTGGACACAGTATGCTCCCGTGGATGAAAACGGTGAGCCCATCGTGGTGGGCCTAGATCCCACGCGTAGAGTAGTGACAAGTACCTTAGGTACAGCATATGTTGATCCAGGAAAATATGATTACTATATTAATACCGACAATCCTGCAGAATTAGGGGTCTATGAGAGTGATGGTAACAACTGGTCTAAACTTTACGTGGCTAAGGGGGCGCAGTGGTGGCCGGATATATGCCCTTCGGGTCAAGAGTGTATTGATTGGTCGGGGTATAAGGCTAAGGAGGCTCCCAACAAGTGGTACCAAGCCTTTGGTTGGACGGGTGTGGGTGTAGGTATTATATTGCTGGCTGTGGCCATCTTTCAAGAAGTAAAGGGAGCAAAGGGGGGTTTTAATGCAAATCGAAAAGGTGCTAACAAGACGTCAGAAAAGTCTTGAGGGGTCTAAAACTTCGGCGGTGAATTGGAGTGTAATCGCCTGAACGTATACGTGCCATGTGATCCGCAGCACCATAACCTTTATGATCTTCAAACCTCCAGCCTGGATAAATTTGTGCGTACCCCAGCATGATGTTGTCGCGCGTAAACTTGGCAATAATGGAGGCTGCGGCAATGCACATCTGTTTGTTATCACCCTGAGGGACAGGAAACCATGGAATACCCAAGTCCGGCGGTCCTGCATTCCCATCGATCAAAGCCAGGGAGGGTCGAAGTTCTTGCAAGCTTTGCTTCATCCCTTTCATGGTAGCCCAATAAATATTTACATCATCAATGACTTGATTATCAATGATGCTGATAGCTACCTCACACGTATCTTGCAAGATATCATGCATGCTGTGAATGCGAGATTTACTGAGTTTTTTGGAGTCTTTAAGGTACTGGGTTGGGATGGGAGATAAGTCACGAGGTAGGATCACGGCCGCGATAACTACCGGTCCAGCTAGGGCTCCTCGGCCGGCTTCATCACATCCAGCCGTACGCTCAAAGAGCTCCAGGTCACGGCTTAATAACGGCATACAAAGTGGAAAAGTTAGATAAAAAAAATTATTGCTTATATTAACAAACCAAAAAAAAAAACGCAATGGATGAGTGTAAGAACTTCCGAGCACAATCTGTCTCTGCACAAATGGGTAGCTTTAATACATTACGAGTTTGTCGCACTATTGTAAACGCAAACAATCAACCTTATCAGTTTGGAGATGGTTCTTGTACACAAGGACAATTGATTCCTGGGCCGAACTGGGAGAATTGTCCAGGTTATGAAGGTCAGGTATATCGATTATGTTCACAAACGCTCATTATCAGTCCTTTCTTATTACAAACCTCTGGACCTATCGCACCCGGCGATTTGTTGGCAACATTGCCTATTGGGTTTAGGCCATCCGAAACATTTCAACTCACCATAAACAGCGTGTTAACGACACTACCAGCATCTACACTAGGGCCTACATTGGAAATTAATTCATCGGGTGAGATTAGATCTGTAACAACATTACCAGACCCAGCGCCTGGTATGTATAAACTTGGGGCTACTCTGAGTTTTCCTCTTTAATCGTGCGTGTCTTGAGTCCTCTCAGCGTAAATAATAAAGATCATAAACACAAATAATGGATCAAATATTGGCTAAACTGGAGAGCATAGAGGCGCGATTGACACAAATGGAAGCACGCTTAACCGCTATTGAAACAAGCACAGATCATATGGATGAACATATTGGTTTTGTTCACCAAGTCTATGAAGTGGTGCGTATGCCATTTGCCCAATTATTTGGCGCGGCTCCCGCCTTGAGATCTGTTCGTTTTGAAAAAGCGCCAGAAAAAGATCTAAGTGTAGAACAAATATGTACAGAAGAAGACCTCAACTCTTGGCCGGCCCCAGACCCTTGATCTTGTCTGTGGAATGGTTTTGCGATCTTACTATGGGTCCAAGATTAGGAACCTTTGAAACTGTGGCTGCGGTGTCTAAGTTCTTGGAATGTACAGAATCTAAAGCCGCGGAGAAACTCGGTGACGATGTCCCGGCACACGGTAACCGTGCCGACATTATTAAAATACTCATGACCAAGTTAGATTGCCCGGAATCTTACGCTTTGGTTAAAAAAGCCATTGCGACCTTTCCACCCAGTACTATCCAGCGCCTGTTGGGAATCAATCTAAGGCAGCGTCTCAGTGATATGTATTCTGTCAATGCCGCCTTTGAGCATCACGGGTTTGATGTCAATCAAATTCATAACCCAGGCAAGTTTCGTATGAGAGGTGATATTATGGTTGGTAAAAAAGCTGACATCTTGCACGCACTTGCATGTGCCAGTGATGACATCAATAACAAAGTAGCCGACGCCTATTACGATATGGTACAGTGCCAAAGAACCCAAGAAAACGCCGAGGATACTCAAGAAGACGCCGAGGATACTCAAGAAGACGCCGAGGACACTCAAGAAGACGCCGAGGATACTGAAGCAAACTCCGAGGACACTGATCAAGAAGTTTTAGATTCCTGTGAATCTCGAAGGTCGCAAGATTCCCGAGGCTCCCAGAGGTCGCAAAATTCCCGAGGCTCCCGTAGAAGGTCACGGAGCCCTCCCAGGTCCCGTCAAAGATCAAGAAGTCCCCGAAGGTCCCGTAGGTCACAAGGCTCCCGAAGGTCACAAAGTTCAAGTTCCCGTCTGCGGTCTCGTGAACGTCCAGTTATACAACGCTTGATTGATCTCATGGAGATGGAGATGAATTGGAGAGCTTGTGGCCAAAACTAATAATTAATAAAAACACACAAAAAAAGACAAACACAAATATACATGTCCAAGATATTTATTGTAGGTACTGGACGTACAGGAACACATTGGTTGGCTAGATCTCTAGAACAGTCTGGTCTAAGTTGTTCTTACGAAGACTGGTTGACACTGAGTAAAGATTGTGCCATTTATGAGCGTAAGGAACAATGGCCTGCGCTGTTGGCGGCCTTAAAAAGTGATAGGCGCCGTGTTTGTAAATGTCACGTGTTGTTGTGGCTGGTGGAAGACTTATTAAAAGAATTTCCGGACGCCAAGTTTATTGCTCTCCGGCGAGACGTTGAAGCAACGTTACGCAGCATGCTCAAAAAAAAGTCCGTAAAATCTTGGGGTCAAAAGTATCAAGATATTCCGTTTCCCAGTAAATTCTTGGGTGCCAAGTACAAGACCGGATATGAACATTGTAACATCCAAGAAAAATGTTCGATGCGCTATTGGTCCCACATGGCCGAGATTAATCGCTTAGAACACAAACTGTCACCGGATTGTTATATGGTAGTGAGCTATGAAACATTGGAACACGACATAGAGCGTCTCAGCAAGTTTCTGGACATGGACCTGAAGCTTGAACCTCGTAAGCCTGCGGGGAAAGCACATCCGGCCCGACCTAAAAGGGCAAAAACTCGGGGTCATCGAGGACGGCGTAAGGCAGAATGCACCCGTGGAGGTCTTTGTGCGCCGTTAAGAGCAGGCGTGCCTAATGCTCGTCTACCTCCGCGTGCACCTGCAAGGTCAGGGCTTGTGCCAGGTTATCCAGAGACGCAAACGAGAGTAAAGGTTGAGGCAAAGTTAAAAAATAAGATTGACCCCATAGAGAGCACGTCGCATGAACCAAGTTTACCGGAAGCCAGCAACGAAGAGTGATCTTGGATGGGTTTTAATCTTTAGAAGGTACTGCGAGGATACACGACATCAACTTCCTTAGCACGGTAGAATCATAGAGAAACCAACCTGGCTTGTCTTGACGAATAACTTCAAATAAGCCGCGTGCGGGTTCCAAACGATCTTTCATAAGTGGAAACACAGCCTGAAGCTCGATAACTTCTGGGTTGTAAGCGTCCAATTTAGCTAAACATTGGGGTACATCTTTTGTCCAATCAATGAACATGTGACGACCTGCCCTAGCAACATACAGGAAGCCTGAGGCTTCTGTCGCATAAGTATCTACAGGTTCGTCGGTAACCGCGACTGGAGGGTCCGAAGCCACCGGAGGGACCGAGGTTATCTCTGTTTCAAAGTACATGTCTATTCTTGGCGAACGTCTTTGTAACGTACCATTAGCACCAAATTTAAAGCTTTCATTGATAACTTTACAAATCATGGCTTGAATGCTGTCCCATTCACTCTGGGGAAAATTCAGTATGTCTTCTTCATAGGAATCATTTTTATATTTTTCAATTAACTTGGCCCTATGTGCTTTGCTCAACCACATATACGTAAGGACTTGATCTTTTTCATTGGGCCAAAAGCGGTGATAGGCTCTTTTTGTCCTGGTCTTAAACTCAATGATACAACGTTGTCGAGGATCATAACCATCAACCTTACCAAACAACATAATGTTGGTGTTCGGAATAAGTCGAGAGAATTCCTTTTGCGGGTTGGGTATGCCACGACGCTTAACTTCGCGCTGTTCTGTCTGCAGCCCCAAGATACAGTTTTCTTGTCGCTGTAAGTCTTCCTGCAAAGCCTCCAGGCGCTCTATATCATGTTGGTGCTTGGGGATCTTTTCTTGGCGGTACTTGATTTGGCCAGCACTCAGACCACCGGATTGTAATTGCTTAGTATGTCTGTCCAAAATCTTGCGGATTCGTTTCAGATCCCGATCAATATTATTGCGTTCTTGTTGAATTTGTTGTTTTGTGCGAAGTTTTTGATAGCACGGAGCATGTCCACCTCGATAACGCTTGCGAAATCGAGTTTCAATTTTAGTCAGGGCCACTTCCGGGTCCTTAAATTTGTCGTGACCGATCAATATTGGGACTTCTGTGGCACAAATACGAAGATATGGCATCGGCGAGAGAGCTGGAACTGGAACTGGAATATTTATTGCAATGGAATCTGGAAATAGATCCAGTAGGCCATTGGCCAACCGGTAAGGCAATCGTCTTATGTGCGATAGATCCCGGGTTCAACTCCCGGATGGCCTATCATAAGACATTCTTTTTGGGAGAAGGTTATATTTTGTCCCTGAATATAAAAATTATATGGGTTACGTTAGGCTGCTGAGTAAGATTCTACGAAAATATGAATCGATTTGGTCGACCTATTCAGATTGGGAACACGTCGAGATCATTGAACATTTAATTAATGTATGCACAGCATTAATGCCAGAGTTACACAAAGAGCTAATGGCGATGCAAAAAGCACAAACATTAACTAGATTCCAGACTGTTATAGTTGAAAAATTGAGGATGATGTTTTCGGACACTAGAAAAGTGCCAAGACAATATCGCATAAAAAAAGTCGTACCTTTATGGATGTTGACTCTTTCATATGGTCAACGCAGGTATTGCTGCATAGTGAGTCCTGCCACGGTCAAGGTATGTCAAAATCTAGTGCAAGGCCGGCACCTTTATTGTACATTTCACAGGAATCGGTTGGGTAAACTAAAATCCCAGTTGCGGGAATATTTATTTGTTGCTGAAGTTGCAGAATTGTGTATGGCATATGCAGTCTTAGGATACACGAATAGCCTTCATAATTGACAAGGTTTCTTTTGGTTCGGCAATTACCGGTTATAAATTGCAAGATACTTTTTCTTTTTTTGAATGAAGTGATTGTTGTTTTTATTTTTTTTTATCTTGATCATAGGTGATATGGAAGACTGGGAAGTGCCTCTGATTCAATACCAGATTACGTTGATATGTCCAGACTTGGAGCCCTGTAAGACAGTCTGTTATCCCATAGACTTCACAAACCCTTACATTCATGAGATGGTTATTGGTGCTTTACCGTTGGGTCAACCACCACCACCGTTACTGGCCCCGCCAAAATATAAACGAACGCAGCATGTTGAACATGCAATACAAACTTATCGGAATAAACGTAGCAGGCGGCGCTATCGTGTTGAACCCTTATATCCCTCTCGCAGCAAGTTCGCGAGCTCGAGACCGCGAAAACATGGTCGATTTATCAAGATGTCCGCGGAATGTTCCTAGCCGGCCACGTCGCTCTAGTTGCTTCTGGCAGACTTTATCATATGGAGTGGTGGAACCATTGGTATAATCCTTCCAAGTGTTTCCCGCATGCCACCCGGATTGACTCTTTCGTTTTTGTTTGCGTCTCCTCCTAGTGGTTTTACCCATGTCTGCGTTTTAAATAAATGTTAAACAATATTTTATGATGAGATGACAAAGTTAATGTTTCCAGGACCTCGACGTATTCGCGTGCGAGTCATCAGGAAAAAGACAAAAGTTAAACAGTATCCTTTATGTATAGTATGTGGATATCCAGTATGCGGTCCAACGTACCAGATGCCAGGATACCAAGAGCCCGTACATGCCTATCATCAGTGTCAGTGTTGTGGAAGTATTGAAACCAAACGAGCCCAGTGTTGCGTTTGTGAATGTGAGTTAAAAAATGCACCCAGCTACTGTACAGAGCACTATCTAATGCATATAGATAGACGGTGTGGAAGTTGTGTCCGTGCTCAGGAGTGCAAGAGTTGTAAGAAGCTCAGAATAAACTGGCACCAGTGTGGGGTAACATGTAGAGACTACAAGATCTGTCGAAAATGTGCGGAAAGTCGACCTTGCGGCTGCAAAGCCTTACCTTACATTGACTTAACCGAGTATATTCTACGGGATTTGGGTGACATTGTTAATGAGTACATCGTGCCAACTTGTACCGATCCAGACAACCCGGGGGCTGATTATTATAGGACGTTACATCCAGCAAGCACTAAAACGACGGATCCACTTTTCCCTGCTGTGGTGGAAGACGACGGTAATACTAATATAATGATTCGAGACGCAAAAATAGCGGAAGCACATAGAATGTATCGGGCCAGTATAATGAAAATCTATCCTCCAAGGTCTAAGGCCAAAGAGGAGGACCCTACTTTACTTAAGATGTCGGAAACTTCCGAGGACGAAGACTTACCTGAGGACCCCCAACCACAGGAAGCGTTGTCATGGATGCAGCTATTACTTCATCATTGGGTTTATAGTGTTTGTGTGTTTTCACCTATATCTTTGTAAAGGACCACATATGGGCTGCAAGTAACCCAGGAAACTAGCATAACGGTACTGTTCCCAATCTGGAGAAACTGTAGTGGTGGCGTAATGGCACAATGCTTGTTGATATCTAGAAGGCCAGGGAGCTCTAACCTGCCAATGGGTGGGAAAATGTCCACGAGTACAATCTGCGCAATATGCAAAGTGAGGCATGGTCTTTTTTTGTTTAATGATAATACAATATTTTTTTTATTAACGTGTCTTCTTCTTTGATTTTTTAGCCTTGGTAGTTCTAACCTTTCGCTTCTTAGGTAGGTGCAACTTGCGTTTGGTTCCCGGACTATACATGGCTAAGGGAGATCTGATCGCGGCTTTGGTAAGCCTAATTTGATGACGAGCTGTCGTGACTGGGGTTGTAGGTTTAATGACTTTGCTAATATGAATAACTTTACCTGACCCTTTAATGAATCGGCCTTTCACATGTTTCATGGCCTTGGTACAAGCTTTAGGAAAGCATTGGCTCTTTTTAATTTTATACTGCTTCTGTTCTAAGGCATGGTAATAAATCTTGGGTAGGTCAGCTTGTGATAAGTAGTACCACTCTTCACCGTGGGTGTGGGTGGTAGTCACATACTTGCGTTCTAGCGCGGTTAGAAAAGTTTGAATGGACCGTTCGAGTTTGAAAGCTGACTCTTTCGTGGTCTCGAAGAGCATATAGACCATGAATCCGCGCGGGTAACACAACAAGTATTCATCTAAACGCCTACCCACACTAGCACGTGACGGTGCCTTGCCAGCCTTCTTACGTTTTTTTTGTGTCGCTTCTGTCATGTAGCCTCCAGAACCTATTTTAACTAAAAAGGGATCGGTGGGCCTAGCTGGTGGAGTTTCCGGTGAGATTATATAAACGCCGGGTCTGCCGTACCAATTTTGGATAATTGTCAGGGGCATCAAATATTTTTAATTTAAGATAAACTATATAATCTCCGATAAAGGTAGATATATCCGTGTTCAGTGGCGTTATACCAAGTCCCCCACCTATACAATGGTGGATCTTGATTGATCTGAATTTTGTCATCATCTAACAGTGTCCACTTGCCATCATGTTGTTTCTTAAAGTATACATAGTGACCATGATGTACTTGTCCCACATGTAACACGACCCCCATGAGCTCAAACTTGATATCGTTACCCACGGTGAGAACTTCATTGGCCTGCACAGCTTGTTGAATTTTGCGGATAGAATTGGTTGTGGAATCATACTTAAATCGTTTTAGGCTAACCAACAAGTAAGGACCAAAGTTAAAGTAGCGTGTGCGTTGAGCTGCCAAAGGACAGCCTTTAACATCCAATGGGTTCAGAATCAGAGAATTATCATACAGAGCTTGAATATCCTTTTGATCTGTTTGAATATCCAAACTCAACATGAACATAATTTCACTCTTCCCCACAGGATTAAACTCCACGTTACCCGGTTCTTGAAAACAGATCCTAGTTTGATGAAGTTCAAACGCAAATAAGTTTAACACCGGGCGATCCAGTAAGTTGAGTGTTCCCACGGCAATTTGATCCTTCATGTCTCCCCGTAAAGGACTAATAAAACCATATTCCCATAATTCTGAACTATCTTGCTGTTTCCCAAATTCTTCAAAGCATTGTTCATACAAAGGTTCCACTTCCTTTCTGTCTGCCGTGAAGACTTGTCCATCTTTTAAGTCTTGCATGTTGGTGATAAAGTAACGGATCAAAGGTGGTGTCCGAGTGGCAAGGGTTCTAATTTCCGGAATACTGTACAATAGCTGCAGTAAAGAATTGGAAAAGCAGATTTGACCAATGTTGCCAAGACCAATGTTGTGAACTTCCGGGGTCAATGGTGCCGCAAGCTTGATTTCACGTTGAGGATATTTAAACTCGGCTTCAGCTGTGTCCAAAATTTTTTGTTCTCTCTTGGCCGCCTCTAAGACAGGCACATGAACTAACTTCTCAAACTGTTGCTTCATGGCTTCTTTCACCGACCCATCCACATGTTCGTAATGTCTCAGGATATTGGTTTGTAAGGTTCTGCTGATCTCAGGTCTAAACATCCAATATAACATGAGGGCGGAATACGGATCATTGATAAGGTCTCTCAGCTGTACCCTAGCAACTGTGTCGATACTGTTTTTTTCTTTAGTTTTTTGTTGCGGCAGTAACTTTAGGTCTTCTTCAATCTTGTTTTGTTCCTCTTTGCGCCGCTTGTATATATCTTGTATTGCTTTCTGATCCCGATCATACAATGCTTGCCAATCATAATTTTCCGGGCCTTGCTCTGGATCTGTCGCGTAACCTTGAACATCCCAGTAGCCTGGGTCTGCCGCGTACTCTGGGTCTGCCGCGTACTCTGGGTCTGCCGCGTACTCTGGGTATGCCGCGTAGCCTGGGTATGCCGGGTACTCTGGATCATCCCAATAGCCTACCGCGTACTCTGGGTCTGTCGCGTACTCTGGTTCTAAAATGACGTCTATATTATCTGGACTTTCTGGTGGGCTGTCGGTTTCCGTAGCCTCAGAGTCATCTAGAAACATTTTACCAGCCTGATATAACGCCGAAGTTAAAATCGCGGCAAATATACCACCAAAAATAAATTTAAGATAATCCGGTTTCATTTTTGTAACTAGGCCTTTTACCAGCGTGTGGTTCCGGGGCAATTCCCGGAAGCCCTGTTTGCGCAAGATTTTAGTCGGCGGGCAAATAGCAGTAAAGTACACCAGATATTCTTCTCCGGCGTACTTGATAACCTGTAAGGGACTTTGCTCTAGATCTCGGAATAAGTAGTACTGTTCTGATAAATCTAGATCTCTAAGAAATTGCCGGCACAAGGAACGTTTAGGGTTAAGCTTGGGCGCCGCTCTCTTATAAGCTCTGGTTTCACAAATGACAAGCTGATCATGATCTGAAGAGCAATACATTTTTATATTTATTCGACCTAGAAAAAGTTAACAAATTTCCAGATAGGCCACGGGGATCCAGAAGCAGTTCCCCACACTTAGCATGCATAGATCTGGTCCCCTCTTGATCAAGAAGCCAGGTTTTTGGCCACCGAAAAGCTCCATAGAGTAGCTGTTTCCAGGAAGTTCCAACTCGTAGAAAGTATCCCGCATCGTCCGAGGCTCAACTTTGGGGAATTCACACATGCGGTTGGCTTTAAATTCCAGATGCCGCGTAGGATAAAAAATCTCGTTACCGGCACAGATCCGCGCTTCATTGTTCTTGACTTCCCATACTCGGTAGGTGCCCAGCAAGAAATCCACAGGTGCACAAACAGACGTTGCAGGTCGATTTAATGCTACCAGAGCGGATTTGTTGGCGACCTTAACTTGATCACCGGGCCGCAGGCTGCTGCTGTGTCGGACAGGCAAAATATATGGATATGTGGTAGTAGCTTCCACAGTACGGCAGTACACCTTAAAAGACTCTTTGGCATCCATACCAAGGTAAACCGAGCGGCCATTGGGACTCTCCACTTCATCACCCACCTGAAAGTAAAAACGCAGGCTGGCTGCTGGAAAGGTTTGATTCCCAGTGACTGTGACAACATCTTGAGCATCGTGATTACATACAGTAGTGCGTTGAGAGGTCTCCACGTTGTAAACCACATCACCTGGCATAAACTTGGGTCCAATGATGTCTTGGCTGCGAAATTCTTCGTTGGAACCCAATTCCTTAAACATGTGGCTATATTCATCAACCCGCTTAACCATTTGTGCCAGAACAATGGAGCCGGCGCTGGTCCTGACGCGCAGAGTCCGAGTATCCAGGTGGTGACTTCCACATGAACAATTAGTAGGTAGCCCCGCGCCAATATCCGGTTCAACTACCTTGTCATGTTCAACTACCTTGTCATGTTTCTTCTCGGGTTCCGGCTCGGCTGCTTTTTCGGCTACCTTTTCATGTTTCTTCTCGGGTTCCGGCTCGGCTACCTTTTGCCTTTCGTGAACATCAGCTTCTTGCACAGCCCAAGCGAGCAACATTCGTGCATGAGCCCGTTTAATGCCCACGGCGATTAAATCATCGATGTGTGCATATTCTAGGGCATGAGGTGTCGAATAACCATTGGCTTCCAGAGCTGTAGCGTAGAGTTTTTTGAGATCAGACATGTTCAAAAGTGGAAATAAAAAAAAGATTCACGAAAAACCTGATAAAACAATTTCAAAACATAATAAAGGTTCGGTGGTAACATTATTTCTCTTTTTGTTTCAGGATGTCAACCGAGTACCTCCGTCGCAATCCTCAACCCTGGACATTCAGTTATGTGGCATCTACAAAGGCTGTGGAACCCGCGAAGCTTGTGGAACCCGCGAAGCCAGTGGAACCCAAGTCTCCGGTGTACAAATTATTTGTCAATACTAATCCTTTGGTGGAAGCTTTACATGAAGCCTTGACTCCTTCAGCGCCTCCTGAACCGTACAAACTCTTTACATCCACAAATCCATTGGTAGATAACTTAAAACAATGTGTGTCAAAATCCCGGACGAAGCGCTGGACGAAGCGTCGGGGAAAGCGCTCAACGAAAAGAGCAAAGAAGACACAGAAAAAACAGGTGAAGCCCCAGCGACGGCGTCGACCACGCATGGGTTTTAAGACTAGTAAGGGCGCGAGTGAACATGCTAATTGGCGATCTCGTAAATAAAATGTTCGTGTCTATTGGTTTTACTAGGAATGTGTGGAGCAAAAGTCAAGATCGTTCATTCAGAAGTTTTTGGCAGATAAAGGAGTAACCATCGCCATAGTCGTTTGCCACGGATTCAAAGAAACTTTCTGTGGGATGTAAGTTCAATCTCTCGTATAGGACGGGAAAATACGCTTTCATAATGCGCAAATTGCCCAAAATATCTCCATAAGCCGACACCTGGCGTTCATTTGCATTAAACTCTATGATGGCAGCGTTAAAGCAGCAGTGATGAAGTCCGTCAATTATATCCATCAATTCGTAGATCCGATCTCCTCGCCGAGTCACATAACGAAACTTAGCTCGCGCTTCAACGTGGCTCTTGAGTCGTTCGTATTCTTCTTGTGTGGGTAGCGAACATTGCCACCAAGCAATATACCAAACACCCATGGAAATCTATTTTTCTGACTTCAATTTTTTATGTGTTAATAAACAAACAAAGGTATGTCATCCGACTATCCAGAATGTAACGAAATCATAGCTTCTGTTGTAAGATCACAGGCCGTGGCTACCAATGCTTTAATTAATTGCAAAACCGGAGAACCTTTTTTGAAATGGTTTGTCGAAGGGGCAACTAGTGCACGCGGACCAGTTAATCGTGGAAGCGCCCAGATGCTTAACCGACAAGCGTTGCGATTTTGTAGTAATACACTTGATCTTAATGTAACACAAGGCAGTGCTATTGTAGAATTGGAAATCCCACCTGATATTATGGGGGCCACAGGAGCCACTGGTGTTACAGGACCGACTGGTGAGGATGGTCCAACTGGTGACACAGGTCCCACAGGTGACATGGGAGTTACAGGTGCGACCGGGGACACAGGAGTCACGGGGGAAACCGGGGCCACAGGAGACACCGGAGCCACTGGGGAAACCGGGGCCACAGGAGACACCGGAGCCACGGGGGAAACCGGGACCACAGGAGACACCGGAGCCACTGGGGAAACCGGGGCCACAGGAGACACCGGGGCCACGGGGGAAACCGGGGCCACAGGAGACACCGGAGCCACTGGGGAAACCGGGGCCACAGGAGACACCGGAGCCACTGGGGAAACCGG